CAGAATACACTTGGAATTTGTAACGGAAGCCGGCGCAGCCGTGACAATCACTCGAGCAGTTCTGATTTGTTGGAGAATCCAGTAATGGGAAAATACGTACCGACAGCGATTACTTATGCAGATAGTGGACTTGTCAAAGACAAGGATGCTTTCGTCCTGTCGGATGATGCTTACCAGAATCTCGAGAATATCTATCAGTGGAGAGGGCGTCTCCGCAGACGCCCTGGATACGAACTACTTGGGCGATTAAGAAGAGATCTTACTGCACAGGCACAGGCTGCAGCAGATGGAACGAATGATTACAATATCGCTGATATTCTCACGGCGTTTCGAGCAAATGAACCTAACGCGGCATTAGCAAAAAGCTCGGTGGTGGTCACTTTTGACCAGGGGGGAGCTAATGACACGGAATTCAGTGACAATGGAACGGCACTCTTCACGCGAACGGGTGGAACGGCCTACGACATAGAACCAGCTCAGACGATTACCAATATCAGCCAAGCCGCCTCTGCGGTCATTGATATCGCAGGTCACAACTTCGTTGTAGGTAACAAACTCTACATCCAAAATGTCGTGGGGATGGTTGAGATTAACGACACGGTGGTTACTGTAACCGGAATTACTGCAGGAGTCGATGTCACTGTCGGTCTAAACACGACGTCATTTTCATCCTACTCAAGCGGTGGGACAGCTAATGGTACATTTGTAAATTATGATACTGGAGAGGTTAACTTTACGTTTACTCCGGCTGGGACACCAGCTGGGGCAATAACCGTAGAGGCTAACTATGGATATTATCCATGTCTCCCATGCATGGGACTTCCTAATCGTGAGCTTAATGCCATTAATGCTGAACAGACTGTCGCTTTCGATACTCGCTACGCGTATTCGTTCAGTAATAACAACAACAGGTTTCAAGAATTAGCGTCCACGACAGCAACAACATGGTCGGGAACAGATAGAGATTTCTTTTGGGGCGTCAACTACTGGCAGACATCCGATGATGCTCAATACTACTGGGTGACTAATTTCTCTGGTGTCGGTGGTGACCCTATCCGTGTGTACGACGGGATTGACTGGCATGATTTTGCACCAGCTACTGATCTTCCAGCACCTGGAAGCAATCAGATGCATCAATGCAGGATGCTAATTCCCTATAAAGGGCGTTTGGTGGCTCTAAACACTTTTGAGGGTCCAAGTCTCGCGGGAAGCACGCAGTTCGCTCAGAGGGCGCGATGGAGCCAAAACGGAGCACCTCTAAGCAGTGTATTGGCTGGTGTTGCCCCTACCGCTGACGTACAATGGCGGTCTGACATCAAAGGACGAGGAGGATTCGTTGATTGTCCTACAAACGAGCATATCGTCAGCGCTGAGTTTATTAGAGACTTACTCGTTGTGGGATTCGAGCGTTCAACGTGGGCGCTCCGATATACAGGAAACGAGATTCTTCCTTTTGTGTGGGAACGAATCAACAAAGAGCTGGGATGTGAATCGACCTTCAGCATGGTGGCCTTTGATCGAGGAATTCTCTACGTAGGGGACAAGTCCATCAACTCGACCAATGGAAACCACGTCGAAAGAATTGATGAGAACATCCCTGACGAAGTGTTTAACATTCATAACAGCTTCGATCCTAGCGCAGACATCAGCGATGGACCACGCAGGGTGCATGGTATTCGGGATTTCTTCGAGCGCATCGTCTACTGGACGTTCCCGGATGCGTCAACCGAAGCGAAGTTCCCAGACAGGTTGCTGGTCTTCAACTACCACAACTACACGTGGGCAATCTTCAATGATAGCTTCACGGCATTCGGTGAGCATTACCGATTCAATGATATCACTTGGGCGGACCTAGCTGGTACTGACTGGCAGAACGCTAACTTCTCTTGGGTATCCGCGAAGCTACAGTCGCAATTCCCTAACGTTCTGGCTGGCAATCAGCATGGGTTCGTCTTGGTGATGAATCAGAAGGTCGATAACGACGAAAGCCTTCACATCACTGACGTCATTGGTGGTGTAGGAGCGGTTCAACTAGAGGTTCCAAATCACAATCTTCAAGACGGTGAGTACGTCCAAGTCAATGACATCATAGGAACAGGAGGTCTTGAGCTTAACGGACGGATATTCCGAGTGAGATCAGTGGTAGATGCTGACAATATCACCTTGGAGAGCAAACCAAGGGTTAACATCACAGGGATCACTCAAGCGGCCCAGGCCGTGGTCACATGCCCTGGCCATACTTTCAAGGCTGGTCAGCACTTCTATATCGACGCTATCCTCGCTGGTATGACAGAAATAACGGGTCAGAACGGGATTATCCAGTCTGTCAGCGGAAACGATGTCACTATCGATATTGACTCCTCAGGCTTTACTGCCTACACAGCTGGCGGTGAGATTCAGAACTTAGATGCCGATGTCATCGCTACGATTGTCCAGGCACGTACCTACATGGGATGTGGAACACTGACACGTGTGATGGGATTCCAAGCTCGCTCTAAGAAATTCAACTTCCTAGAGGGCGGAAAGAAGACCTTCCTTGGACATATCGACTTCCTGGCCGATAAGACGGAGAAGGGAGAAGTAGCATGCGACGTCTTTGTGGACTACAATGACGATCAGGCGATTAACGATGGCGAAGACGACTTCCTAAACACGGTATTTAGCACTCAGATTGAGCAGTTCAGCACTGCCAATAAGAGTAAGGAATGGCATCGATTCTACTGCCCTACAGATGCACAATTCTTCGAGTATGATCTCAATCTGAATGAGCGCCAAATGTTCACCCCGAACATCGTGAATAGCGACGTACTGATCGATTCAATCATCGTCTGGTCCGAAACAGGAGGGAGGTTAGTAGACTAATGAGTTTCTCCCCTCCCGAGGCTTTAGGTCCCTATCTCCCTCCTAACATTATCATTCCAGATGACTGGGATGAAGCTCGATTGATTCTTACCGACTACCTACTTCGAGCCGCTGAAGCAATCAACGCTAGGGAATTATCCCAATTCCAGGATGCGTCATTGGACGCTGCTGGGGAAAACATCTCGGAAACGATTTCAGGTCAGCAGTGGTTTACCCCGGGAGATCCTAATCGATTTAGGTATGGATCTCGCACTGTAGTTAATCTCACCAATGGATTGTTGAACCATGGTGCAGGGTTGGCAACTCAGTCACAGGCACACGGAATTACGACGACAGAAAACACTAGATTCACTCGTATTTGGGGCGCTGCAACCGATCCTGGAGCGACGACGCTTACACAGGCTTTTCCTCTGCCTTATGTAGATGTAGATGCTCTAGCTAACGGGATAGAGATTACGGTTGATGCTACGAATGTCAATTTGCGTTATGGAGCCGATTATAGCGCATTTACTGAGGCATATGTGGTATTAGAGTGGGTAGAAAACATTTCATAAGGAGCACAAAATGGCGTTCGCACCACTAGCTATAGCAGGAGCCACAGGGCTTCTAGGAAGTTTATTCGGAAGTAAGGGTCAGAAGGGAGGATTTCAGCAGGTTCAGAGGTTTACTCCTGAGCAGCAGGCTGTTTTCCAGCAGATGTACGGTCCTCTTGCACAGTCTATGGGGCTTAGCTTCGACAAGTTGCAGCAACTTCTGTCCGACGATCCCGAAGCATTTGCTGCTTTCGAGGCTCCTTTCAAGCGTCAGTTCGAACAGGAAACGGTGCCGATGATCGCGGAGAGATTCGCTGGTATGGGATCTCACGGGTCTCAAAGCAGTAGCGCTATGCAACAGACTCTTGGTCAAGCTGGTCGGGAGCTTACTGAAAATCTAGCCGGCCTACGAGCTGGACTACAGCAAAATGCCATGGGCCAACTACAGGGATTCCTCGGTCAGGCATTGCAACCACAGTTTGAAAATGTCTACATGCAGCCAACGGCTGGAACGATGGGCGGAATGATGTCTGGTCTAGGTCAGGGAGCTGGTCAGTACCTTGGCATGGCTGGGCTAAGAGCATTAGGAGTCGAGTAATGGTACAGGTTATTCAACCGAGGGACATCGGTGGGGAAATCGGTCAGGCCATCGGTGGTGGCCTTGGTCAGGCATTAGGGGTAGCAGCTCAAAGAGGTAGGATTAGCGATGCTCTAGACCTTCTGTCTCAGCAGCCAGCT